ATGTCTTTTGGTTGACCGTTGGAGAGTATAGGCGAACTTTTTGACACATCCGAAAGTCCTGAATTATCGTCATTTTCTCCAAGGTCGAGGGCGATGTTTACGGTATCGTCTTTTCCGAAGCTGTTAAACACCAGCTTCAAATGGTCATCATCGTAGACATAAACGGCTATCAAGAAAGCATTGAATATTTTTTCTTGATATGCCCGGTCATGAACATTTCCATGCCTGAAAGCCAACAGGCTGGAAATGAGATCTTTACGGTCAACGTGGACGATTTCCTCTTTGGCAAGTGCCAACTTCGATTTCAAGTCGGTCTGCTGCCGTTCGAGTTCGATAAGCCTGTCGCGGGTCGTTTCAGTGATAACGCCCATCTCAATGGCTTTCATCACGTTCGAGATAGAAGACTGCACAGCAGAGAGATCGTTTTCAATCGAGTCAATCTGGAGCTTTCTGTCCTCGTCCTCCCAGTAAGCAATAGTCTGGTCGGTGATCCACTCGATTGCGTCATCTGTCAGACAATATTGCTTGATGGCCTGTGCCACCGCTGGCTCGACAACATCCCGGCGGATATTCTTCTTGTCGCAGGTATGGCCGACACGTCTATTCTGACAGGCGTAGTAATGATGCACATCCCCGGTCTTTGACCTGCCGGACATTCCGATCATGTAGCCGCCGCACTTCCCACACCGCAGTTTTCCAGTCAAGAGGTAATCTTCATCGCTGGGGCAGTGGTGCCTATTTTTGCTTTTTTTCACCTTGAGAACCTCCTGCACCTTGTACCACAAAACATCGTCAACGATAGGCGGGATGCCTCCCTCGATGCGGGTATCGCCGTATATGTAAATTCCACGGTATCGCTCGTTACGGCACAGAACCTTGAAGCTGCTTTTGTTCCATTCGCTGCCGGACTGCGTTTTTATCCCTCGGCGGTTCAAATCGCGGGCAATGTCCATAAACATTTCGCCAGAAGCAATACGAGTGTAAATCTCCCGGACGATTGCTGCTGCGGGTTCATCAACAACAACCTTGCCATCTTCGCCACGCTTGTAGCCCAGCGGCTGCCGGCCATTCGCCATGCACTTGCTGGCGTTGTCCATCAGGCCACGGCGCACATCTTCGGCCAAGTTGTCCGAGTAGAACTGGTTGACGTTCATCATACTGCGCAAGGCAAAACGCCCAGCGGCCGAATCGTCAAAATCCTCCTCGGCGTAGAACACCTTTACACCGCAATCCATCAGGCGGGATTCATTGACCATGGCCTGCATCATGTTTCGACCCATGCGGTTGGACTTCCACGCCAAGACATATTGAAACTTTCCGCCCTCGGCATCTCGCATCATCCGTTGAAACGCCGGACGGTTGTCGGTGCGGCCGCTGATCGCGCGGTCTTCGTAGGTGTCGGTGATGGTCAGCCCAAGTTCTGCAGCGTGTTTCCGGCAGGCCTCAATCTGCTGTTCGATGGAAACATCCCTTTGGTTATGGGACGAGTAGCGGGCATAGATGATGGCGTTGCCCCCGGCGGGCTTCTTCTTTTTTGCCATTATCCAACACCACCCACATCAAAACGGTAGATGCCATTGTCATCCGCAAACGGAATTGGCTTTCCATTCCACATTCCGAGGGCTTCTAGTTCCGGCATAAGTTCAAACCATTGCTGTTCTGAAATGATTGGAATGTTTAGGGCGGCAGCTCTGTCGATTTTCTTTTGCATCGGGTCACTGCACACGATTAAAAGACCGGTCTTCTTTGACACGCTCATGTCTGCGGCCAGACCATACGCTGAAAAAATATCAAGAAAATCCGTCCGGCTCCTCAACATGGCGGGATTCCCTGTCACATAGACATTCCTAAAATCTTGCAAGTGAAGTGCAATTTCTTTCAAATCCATAAGAAATCACCTATTCCGTTACGTTTTTACCCTGCACGTTGCCAGTTGTAGTCAAAATCATAATTATTCATCGTATTCTGGCATTATTTTACAAACGGCTGAAAACCGTATGTTATTCTGGTATAATCAGATAAACTGCTGGCAGTAATTTTACAGAAAGGAGCGGAATATTATGGACGTTTCCATCGATTCCGATGATGTCCGAGAGCAGCTTCGCGCCATGCTGGCACTTGAACTGTTCTTGCATCTGTCAGCAGAAGATCAAGAACGTGTCATTGCTTTTCTAAAAAGCCTTTCATAACATATAGAACGGCCTTTTTCTGCTCGGTGCTGAGCTGATTAAATAGTTCGACGAACTCTTTGCTGCGCTCATCCTCTTCCATGGGGATGGGCGCAGTTTTTCTTTCCATGGGAACATCGTATCCCATCAGCCATACCTCTGAAACATCAAGGGCTAATCCCAAGATGGTTAGCTTATCTTGCCGAGGAACGATTTTCCCTGAAACATATTGGGTCAAAGCGGTTTTTCCAAGATTGACACCGTAAGCGCGGCAGTACGGCTCTGCAAGCCTCAAAACATCAACCTGTTTCAGACCTCTGATATTCATAGCTTCTTGCAGACGTTCTGCGGTCGTTGATGGCTTCATTTGGTTCACCTCCGGTATGGTTACATCATATCATGGTACAAACAAAAGTTCAAGTATTCCAGCCCAAAAGTTCAAAAAAAGTGAATTTTTGTATTGACAAGGAGAAATCGTTGTGGTAAAGTGTGAACAGTTCAGTTAAACTGAACCGAACGGAAAAGAGGTGAAAACGATGCAGAGAAGCTATAACAAGCTGCTGGGCCGAATCGTTGAGATTTTCGGAACCAGAGGGGCATTTGGCAAGAGTATGGGATGGTCGGACCGCACCACCTCTCTCAAACTCAACGGTAAGGTTGACTGGAAACAGGACGAAATCGAAGCTGCGTGTCAGGCACTAAAAATCGAAGTGTCGGACATCCCAGATTATTTTTTTGCCCTGTAAGTTCAGTTAAACTGAACAACGGAGGTTCACATGGATAGTATTCCACACATCCACTTGGATGAAATCAGCCCTGAAACTGCCAAAATGCTGGCACGAGGCTGCAAGCAACTCTATCTCAACATCATTGCCATGCCGAATGGGCGGGCGATATTGGATGCCGAGTGGGAGGCCTACCAGCAAAGAAAGAAAGGGGAGAACAAGACGTGATTAAGATCCTGATGACCGTGTATGGCATCACCGCAGAGCAGGCAGCAGCCCGGCTACCGGCGGCGCAGTTCGTTTTGACTGCTACCGTTGCAGCCGTGTTCGTCTGGCTGGACAGCAACGGCGCACTGGACGGCGTAGGCCGCTGGATTGGCCGGACACTCCGGGAGGTGCTGGATGCTGTATCCGAGGACTGATGCGGAGGCTGGCTACCCTAATCCTCCTGTGTGCCCCATCTGCCACCAGCGGTGCGATACCATCTATCGCGCCGAGGATGGAACAATCGTAGGCTGCGACCGCTGCATAGAGGCCGCAGACGCATGGGAAGTCAACGAGTGCTTCCCGGAAAAGGAGTAACCCTATGAAATATGGAAGAAGTTTGCAGGAATTGGCGATTGAACTTGATCGGCAAGCCAAGGTCAAAAAGGACTACGTTGCCACGGCGGGTGCTATGCAGATGACCGCCGTCAACGAGAACTTTGACCTCGTGATTGGCAACACCCCATTCCAGCTGAATGAGAATGCTCACCGTCAGCTGGGATTGCAGCTGAAAATCCCGGCGCCCTACTACGAGCGGATGCGGGCAGAGAACCCCGGCTTGTTGATGGCAAACGTCAATGGCTGGTTCCAGCAGTCCCCGGACACCCGCCGCATGGTTCGCACCCTTGATGGCACTGCCCGCGCCATTCTCTCCGACCGTTACCGCCGCATCGACAATTACGAGGTCGCCCAGAAGGTCCTGCCGATTATCTCTGAAATGCAGGGTGCCCGCATTGAAAGCTGTGAACTGACCGATACCCGTATGTACATCAAGGTTGTCAACGAGCGCATCCAGACCGAGGTAGTGCCGGGGGACATTGTTCAGGCCGGCATCTTGATTTCCAATTCTGAGGTCGGCATGGGCAGCGTGTCCGTGAAGCCGCTGATTTACCGGCTTGTCTGCACCAATGGCATGGTGGCGGATGTGGGCGTTGGCAAACGCCACGTTGGCCGCATCAACGAAAGCGTGGATGGTGATTTCAGGATTTTCCGGGATGAGACCATCGAAGCTGAAGACCGGGCATTCCTGATGAAGATTGAGGACACCGTCCGGGCAGCGGTCGATGAAGCCCGGTTCAATGCGCTGGTGCAGAAACTCCGGGATGCCAAGAAAGCGCCCATTCTCCCGGCGGCGGCCCCCAAGGTAGTTGAGCTTGCGGCCAAGGAATTCGACATCCGCCAGAGCGAGAGCGAGGGCATTCTGGGACATCTTATTGCGGGCGGTGACCTTTCCCTCTATGGTCTGGCAAATGCTGTTACCCGGCATGCGCAGGATGTACAAAGCTATGATCGCAGCACTGAACTGGAGGCCACTGGCTACAAGATTATCACCATGCAGCCCGCGCTGTTGAAGCGTTGGAACGAGGAGGTGATCTTTTGAAAGTAAGGGGTAGAAAGCTGACCCGCCGCCAGAAGGAAGCCCTCTCTGCTGCCGGTTGGGACTGCACCGCATATCTCTGGGTTCGGGATATCCCGAACGGCATGGTGCTCCTGAATAAGGACACTGGGAAAACCATCATTTTTGGAAAGTAAAAGGAGGATGCCACATGGCACAGGAAACCGCATTGCAGGTTATCGAACTGCAGCAGTTGCCCATCATCGTTGAGCGGCTGCACAGCGTAAAAACTGACATCGAGCAGCGCACGGCTGACGCGCTCTCGCTGGTCTGCACAGAGCAGACTTATAAGAGCGTCAAGGATGCTCGCGCACAGCTGACCAAGGAATTCAAGGAATACGAAGCCCAGCGCATTGCCGTCAAGGAAAAAATCCTTGAACCGTATACCGAGTTTGAAAAGGTTTATCGTGAGTGTGTGACGGTGCCGTTCCAGACCGCAGACGCAGAACTGAAGCGTAAAATCACGGACGTTACTTCCGGCATCGTGGCGCAGAAGACAGATGCTGTTCAGGAGTATTACAACGAGTTGGTGGCGGCTGCGGGTATTGACTGGATGGATGACTTGACCTACCGGCCGAAAGTCAACATGAGCGACAGCGTCACTGCCCTGAAAAAACAGGCAAAGGCGTTTGTGGATGGCATCGTGTCCGATGTTACTGCAATCGACGCTATGGAAAGTTCTGCGGAGGTCATGGTGGAATACCGAAAGAACCTCGACCTGCCCACAGCGATTAAAGTTGTGGATAACCGTCACAAGGCTCTCGAAGAGCAGCGGCGGCTGGAAGAAGAACGCCGTGTCAGGCAGGCAGAACGTGAAGCTGCGGCAGAAAAAGTTCGCGCCGCTGCTGCCGCAGCAGCCCAGACGCAGCCTGAACCAGCGCAGGAAATTTCAGTAGACCCGGAAATGCCTGTGCAGCCCGATGTCAAACCGGTCTCGCAGCCCAAGCCGGAACCCATTCTGATGACCCGCTTCTACGCAAAGGGCACGAAAGCGCAGCTTATCGGCCTGAAAAATTATCTTGAAAAGGAAGGTATCGAATATGGCAACGTATAACAACCAGCTGCAAGCGCAGCAGAAGCCTAAGTTTTCTGTGGCGATAACCACTAAGGGCTATCAGTCTTTGATTGCCAACACCCTGCGCGACCCCGCCCGCGTTCGTCGCTTTACGGCAAGCATCACCTCAGCAGTCGCGGTCAATCCGGCTTTGCAGGAGTGCGATGCCGGCACGATTCTGGCGGGTGCCCTGCTTGGCGAATCCCTCAACCTTAGCCCCTCTCCGCAGCTGGGCCAGTATTATCTGGTTCCCTTTAAGAACCGCAAGGCAAACAAGATCGATGCGCAGTTTGTCCTCGGATATAAGGGCTACATCCAGCTGGCGCTGCGCAGCGGTCAGTATGCGGATCTCGATGTTACCGAGATTAAGCAGGGCGAGTATCTGGGCAAAGATTCGATGACCGGCAAGCCCAAGTTCCAGTTCATCGAAGACGATGACCAGCGGGATGCGCTACCTACCGTTGGCTATATGGCTTACTTTGAGTACATGAACGGTTTCCGCAAGGTGCTGTACTGGTCCAAAGAAAAAATGATGAACCACGCAGATACCTACTCCAAGGCGTTCAGTCGGCAGAAGTACGAGGAA